TTAACTTATACTTTCAAGGTACTCGTCCAGCTTGTTGATACTTTTCTTTTTGTATTTTTCATCAAGGTGTGTATATATAGCCATCGTAGTTTTTATATCAGCGTGTCCCGCTTGCTCTTTTGCCGTCAAAACGTCTACCCCTGCGAGGTACATCAAAGTGATGAAAGTGTGCCTGAGCCAGTGCGGAGTAATACGAGGTATCAAGAACGGCTTTTCTATCGGCGCATACTTTGACGGGCATTTTCCGCTTGTCTGCATACAGTCTGCCCAGTTACCGTACTTGATGTTTAAATCGTTAAGATAGCTTTCCCACATACGGCTAAATCCTGTTTCGGTCATCAAAGAGCCTTTGACTGTGGGACACACAAGTCCGATCGGGTTGTGCACAGTGCTTCTAAGGTAGTTGACAAGCTTACCGGGGATATATACTGTTCTTGTCGCCGCATCAGTTTTGCCACCTTCTTTTATGTGCGGCTTGCCTTTTATCATCGACACAGAGCGTTCAACTTTTATAGCATGCGCATCAAGGTCAATATCCTGCCACGTTAGAGCAAGTAGCTCACCTCTGCGCAAGCCTGCATACATCATAATCATAGCGGCGGTCTGGGCTCTGTGTGGAGTATCGGTTATCCAGGACTGCTCCTCTTCGGTCAGAGCTCTACGAGTGGATTTTTCTGCCGTCTTAGGTATTTTTACCGCAGATGCGCAGTTATAGTCAAGCACTCGATTTTCAATCGCAAGCTGTATGATCTGCTTTGCGACATTTCGGATTTCAATCAGTGTTTGTTTTGCGTATGGCTTTCCGGTCTTTTCAGACGGCTCATCGGCGCAGTCAAGTATTATATCCTGAATGTCTGTAGCTTTCAGCTTAGATATATTAAAATCGTGTATAGGTTCAAGATTTTCAAAACGTTTTGAGTATGCTTCATAGCGTTTAACCGATACTTCTATCTTTTTCAGCTTCAGCCATTTTTCGCCCCAGTAGCCGAAAGTATCACGGTCGGCCGTGAGGTCAAGACCTTTATTCAGTTTTGTTTTCAGCTCCTGTACTTTCTGCTCAAGTTCTTTCGTGTTTGTAGCATACACATACTTATACTGTTTCTTGCCGTTCTTGGTGCCGATGTACACCTTAGACTGCAAGCGCCCGTCATCACGGGCTTTGTTTTTTATCCGTGCCATTCTGACCTCCACCTCCTATGTACCCGCCTTTAGTGGCGGGTGTTTTCCTTTATAAATGGCTTAAATTGTTCGTAGACTTTTTTTTCAAGCGGAGATTTCAAAAAGTTGTTCTTCTGGTACAGTTTTTTCATTCTTTCCGCTCTGTAGCCTGCCGCTCGTACTGACATATTGCACAGTCCTGCTATCTCGTCTGCAGTGTGCAGATCCAGCGCCCAAAGGACACACGCAGGAGCAAGAAGACGAGCGGCAAATGCGTCTGCTTCGCTCTCTTTGCCCGGTTTTATATCGTAACGCCTGCGGTTTAACTGTGAAACATCAGTGCCGAGATGCCCCAGCAGATAATGCCCGAGCTCATGAGCTATCGTGTATCTTCTGCGCTGTATAGGGTGTCTGTCGTTGACGATTATGCGTATCGTATTGCTGACGCACACAATCCTTCCGCTTTCGTCCTCACGGAGAAGCTTTACGTCGCTGTCGTTGACTATACCTATGCCGTAGTGCGTGCATATTTCACCGAGCGGTGTAGGCAGAGTACGAACATTGCATTCTATAAGGCACTTCCAGCAGGTGTTCCTGACAATGTTGTATCGTTTAATTTCCATAGATTTATCACCTCATGTCTATTATGCGACACGAGGTGATTTTTAATCAATGGGATTAGTAATCGTTGTTTTTGGTTTCTGCATTTAACAACTGAGTTACTTTTTCGTTTGGCAATTCAACTGTTCCCGGGGCATCTCCGTCACGAGCCGCTGTATATGCTGTTGTAGTGTCTAACTTCTGACGTTTCTTTGCCGCTTCTGCAAGCTCTTTGATAGCATCGAGAATTATCGCTCTTACATCGTCGGGAAAGCTTGCAAATCGTTCCATAACGCTTTTCTGATCTTCGGGCAATTGTAACATATCAAAAGGGTCAGTTGCAGGCTCACGGCCGAGCAAGTAATCTGTAGTTACATGGTAAAAGTCGGCGATTTTGCATAGTGTTTCATACGAAGGACTGATAGCATCTCGCTCGTATTTTTGATAAGAACTAAGACTTATACCGAGTATTTCCGCTAAATCGTCTTGCGTCAAGCCTCTTGATTTTCGCAACTGCTGTAACTGCTCTTTCACTGTATCACCTCCTTTGGTTATATTATAGCAAAAATAATGCTACTCGTCAACACAAAATTTATTGGCCGAGTGACAAAATAGCAGTAATTGTGCAATTAGCACAAAAGCAAGCGGTAAACTTTGGCTATAAAACAGTAAATTTAATGCTATGAAATTGTTGACTTGTAGTAAAAATGGTGCTATAATAAAAATCACAGAAAGCGAGGTGAGAAAAATGAAGCCGCTGACGATAAACGTTGACACAAGCGCTCTTGACGAGGCAGAAGAAAAAGTGAGCCGCTTACTCTCTTTACTTAAAGAAGCAAAGGAGATCATCGGCTCGCTTAAGGTTGAAGATTAAATCATAAGCTGTCGCTCACAGTACAGTTCGCAACCTTTGTCAAGCATTTCTTGAAAAGTAGAAAACTTTGTGTGGCTTGCAACTTTTGCATTGATTTCATCATCAGGTATTGCTTCAAACTCTTCCTGAGAGAAATCCGCATAGCCAAAATTGTCAAGCATTTCGTCAAGCGTTGCGAAATCAGTATACTGTGACATAAACTCGGAAGTAAACATTTCAGAAAATTTGATTGATGTTTTTTCCGAAAGCTTATCAAGACGTTCTTCAAATTTGGCGATTTCCTTTTGAAACTCGTCGATACCAGTTATCTCAAACATATAATCACCTCCTTTCGAGGTGATTATACCACAGCAAGGAAATAATGTAAAGGAGGTATAAATATGACGAAAAATGATGATGTAAAAATCGCAACCGAGCTCTATGAGAAGCTCCCAGAGCACGAGAAAAAACTTGCCGCCGCACTGATAAATGCGACAGCGGCGCAACTGCTTGCTATATCAATGGCATACGGCGATAAGGTAAAGGACAAGACAGCGTAAGACGCAAGGAAAAAGAGGTACACAATGGCAAGCATTAAGACGCAAGTACGCAACTGGGACTTCTTGCCCGTGATGCTGTCGCAGGAGTACCTTGCAGGGCTTATGGGTATCACGATACCCGAAGTCACAAGGTACTGCAGACTGGGCAAGATACCCGGTGCAAAGAAGGTAGGAAAGTACTGGTTTGTTGAGAAATCAGTGCTAAGGAATTACATGGAGGGTTAAACCAATGGCAAAGAAAATCTACAGCGTAGAGATAGACACTAGCGCCTATGATGCATACGAAATACTCCGTGCAGACACAGTCGGCGAATGCGAAGAGTTCATAAAAAGTCGAGGCCTTCTCGAAGATGAAGATGTCGGCGATGTCAGATTAGCGGTGCTATCCGTGCAGGATGACGGAGAAACAAACTGCGAAAAACTGTACAAATGCGAAAAGTCATGGAAATTTGATGAAAAGCAGAGAGCTGTACCAATCATCGTATATAGCGAGGTGACCGCATGATGAAAAAACAAGTTATCCTGTACATACTCGCAAGGGCAGTACAGATAATTACAACGGCTCTTGCGTGCAATATAACGGCTCTGCTGTTTATGAATGCGGCTTTCCAAGAGCGTGGATACCTCGCTGTCGGTGGCGAAATGTTACCCGTAGCGATGATAACCGTTGCGGTGTGGTGCTTGATGGGACTGCTCCTCAAAGAGTGGTACAAGGGCACACTGGCGATGTTACAGCTTAGGAGGGAGCATAAAGAAGATGAACGATCTGGAAGAAGTCGTAGCCGAAGCAAGAAAACACGGAATGTCGTACGGTAAGTACGTTATGCTAAAGCAGGAGGGACAAATGACACAGGAATTGAAAGAATCAATCATAACAGACTACGAAAGCGGTCTGAGTGCTAATGAGATAGCGGAGAAGTACAAGATCAACCCGATAACAACCAAAAACAACATATCGAACTGGAGGGAAAAAGGCTTGATCAAGTCTGTTCCGGTAGCAGAACCGAAGAAGCCGGTAGAAAACAACGAGCCTATCCCTGCACCTGTTGACAACATTGATATGTCGGCAATAGCAAAGCTTGAAAAATTGCAGCGTCTTGTCAGAGTATTTGGCGATGCAAAGATTGACGGTGTTTTTGCAGACAATGTCGAGAACGTATGTGATGTAAGGTTCACGTTAAGCGACAAGCGATACATAGTGCAGATGAAAGAGGTGCGAGATGTATAAATGCGAACGTTGCGACTGGACAGGCTCGGCATCAGAGCTTGGATACTACACTGAGTATCGTGGCGAGTGTCACGGTGCGCCGGCTTGGGAAACATTACCGTGTTGCCCGGAGTGCGGATATGATGTCGAGAACATCGAAGAAGAATAAAAAAAAAGAGCTCCCGTAAGGGAGCAAAACAAATATTCAATTCACATTAAGTATAGCACGACAGCTATAATTTGTCAACTAATCAAACAAAAAGGCGCACAGCGTCTTAAATAAACAGGAGGATTTCAAAATGACAGAATTTAAGATCACAGTCGAGGCAACAGCCCTCGCTAACGCAATCGAGAACCTTGCCAGAGCAATATCGGCAAACGGAATGGGTAACACCATCGCTGCGGTTACGGCATCCGTTCCTAAAGTTGCTACGACTCCGGTGTCCACATCTGCACCTGCACAGCAGTTTGTTTCTGCTCCGACAGTTCCGACAGCAACAGCGCCCGTAGTGTCGGTAGCCGCACAGGTACCGGTTACTGTGTCGGCACCTGTGACCGCTCCGGGTCAGCAGTCCGCAAATGCCGCATTGACACCTATTCCCACTGCCGCGCCTACCTATACACTTGCGGCGGCGGGCTCAGCGTTAATAGATGCAGGTAAGATGAATGATTTACTGGGCATCCTCAGTCGCTATGGTGTTAATGCGCTAACGGAGTTACAGCCCGCCGTTTATGGAGCGGTAGCAGCAGAACTCAGAAATCTCGGCGCAAATATATAAGGAGGTAGCAATATGCGTAACAAAATCCAGATTAGAATTCCCCGTTCAGCAGAAGGTCGCGTCATCAGAATATCGCCTGCGGCGGAAGCCGTTCTCGCAGAATTACAGCGCACTACAAGACTGCCTATATCTCAGATCGCATCACAGATGATAATACAAGGCGCAGATTTTGTTGAAATAATCGAGGAGGATGACAATGCCAACACCTGAAAAACACGCACTGCTTTCTGCGTCAGCGTCATCAAGGTGGCTTAATTGTACTGCCGCACCGAGATTTGAAGAACAGTTTCCCGAAACCACATCACAGTATGCAGAAGAAGGAAGAATAGCTCACGCAATGTGCGAATTAAAGGTACTCAAAACCTTTACCGCCGGAATTAAGCCCAGAAGCTATACCGCACGAATAAACAAAATAAAGGAGATGCCCGGTTACAGTCCTGAGATGGACAGAACCTCAGACCTTTATATCGAGCACCTCAGTCAGTTAGCACTTTCGTATAAGTCAAAACCCAACATATCCCCGGAAGTACAGGTTGATCTTACAGACTACATACCCGGCGGCTTCGGCACTTGTGACTGCATCATGATAGGCAGTGATACACTTAGCATAGTGGACTACAAGCACGGTAAAGGCGTACCCGTATCGGCGGAGGGAAACACGCAGATGCGGTTGTATGCTCTCGGTGCTCTCAAGCGGTATTCTCCTGTTTACGGGAACAGCATAAAGAGTATAAGAATGACGATTGATCAGCCTCGTATCAGTGATGAGGTCAGTACCGAAACAATATCTGTAGAGGAACTACTCGCTTGGGGTGAAAGCATAAAGCCGATAGCACAGACGGCCTATACAGGTCCGGGCGAGTTTGTGCCGGGTGAGCATTGCAGATTTTGCAGAGGAAAGGAACACTGTCGTGCCAGAGCCGAACAGTATACAGCCCTTGAAGAATTTAAGGATTGCGTACTACCCGGTACTTCCTGTGATCAGGACAAGCGTATTCTTTCCGATAGCGAAATAGGTGATCTGCTTACAAAAGGTGCTGAACTCGTGAAATGGTATAAGGATCTCGAAGAATATGCACTCGGCGCAATCCTTAAAGGCGTTAACATACCCGGTTGGAAAGCAGTCCAGGGGCGCAGTAACAGAACCTTTTCCGATCAGGATAAAGCTATTGAAGCAGTTATCAAAGCGGGTTATGATGAAGCCCTGGTGTATGAGAGAAAACCCAAAACGCTTACCGAACTTGAAAAGCTTATGGGTAAAGCTGATTTTGCCGAAAAGGTCGGCGCTTATGTTATCAAGCCGCCAGGCAAACCTACTCTTGCGCCCTTATCGGATAAAAGAGAGACGTACAGTCCTGCGGCCGCCGATTTTGCGGAGGTGGGCAAGTGAACGAACAGCATCTTGTAACTATATCGTTTCCGGAAGGTTATTTTAAGATTCTTTATGAGGACTATCTTAAACAGCGACCGTTGCCGGTTATAAAAAAGCTGATGCGGATCGCCTATGATAACTTTTCGCTGAATTCGCACGATATACGCAAAATATGGCATTACGTATTATCGGAGCAGGACACTAAAAGGCAGAAATGGCACGAAGAAAGCAAAACATACAAGGAAGAATATGTTGCTTTGCAGTTCCTGTTTGATTTAACCGAAAAGGAAAGCAAAGAAATCAAGGCTAAAAATAAAAAATTGCTCTCGAACGTGATTAAAGCAAAGCGTGATTTCGAGCGTTGGTGCAAGATTGTTGCACTACTGGAAGAATTAAACGTCAAAATGGGCATTGCCCTTTAAGAAAGGAAAATATTATGTACCAGAACATAGCAACCAAAGTTTTAACCGGAGAAGTAAGGCTGTCTTACACGAATCTCACAGCCCCTGTTCCCTCGAAAAGTGATCCTAACGGCAAACCTAAATATTCGGTTACCATACTCATCCCCAAGTCAGACACCGCTACTAAAGCGGACCTTGACGCCAGCTTTATGGCGGCGTATAACGAGGGCATAACTACAAAATGGGGCGGAGCAAGACCGCAGGCTCAGTCGGTAATCCATGACGGTGACGGTCTCCGACAGAGCGGTACTCCTTATGGGGAGGAATGCAAAGGACACTGGGTGCTTACCGCAAGCAGTATAAACAAGCCTCAGGTTGTCGGTATAGATAATATCAACTGTGAATTGGCTCCGTCTGATATCTACAGCGGAATGTACGGAAGGGTCACAATTAACTTCTACCCCTATAATGCCGGCGTTAATAAAGGTGTCGGTTGTGGGCTCGGAAACGTACTTAAAACCCGTGACGGTGAAGTGCTTTCGGGCGGTGCTACAGCGGCAAGCGACTTCAACGGTTTGGGGCAGAGTGTACAGGTATACCCGCAGACCGCTCCTATTCAGGGTACGCCTGTGTATCAGCAGCCTGTAGCGCCTGTTCAGCCGACGGGTGTCAATCCTATAACAGGGCTTCCTTTCTGATAAAGGAGGCCAAATGCACCACTTAAATATTGACCTTGAAACATTTTCAAGCGAACCTATCGGAGAAACGGGGGCTTTTAAATACATAGAAAGCCCTGACTTTGAAATCCTGTTATTCGCATACTCTTTAAATGGTGCGCCTGTTACGGTAATAGATCTTGCGCAGGGAGAGACAATACCGCCCGAGATAACAGCGGCGGTTTTCTCTCCCGATTGCATAAAACACGCATATAATGCCGCTTTTGAGTGGGGGTGCCTATCAAAGTATTTCGGTAAGGCACTTCCGCTTGGGCAGTGGCGGTGCACGATGTTGCACGGATTGTATGCCGGTTATACAAAAGGTCTTGATGCGACCGGCAGAGCTTTAGGGCTTCCTGAAGACAGGCGCAAACTTAACACCGGAAAGGCCCTTATCAGATATTTTTGTTGCCCGTGTAAAGCAACAAAGGCAAACGGTATGCGCACAAGAAATATGCCGTCACATGATCTCGAAAAATGGAAGCTGTTTAAAGAATATAACCGCAGAGATGTAGAAGCTGAAATAGAAATAGAACGCAGATTATCAGCTGTCACGGTTCCCGACTTTGTTCAGAAGGAATGGGAAACAGATCTCAAGATAAACAACAGAGGCGTTGAAGTAGACATGGATTTTGTAAACGGTGCGCTTGAAATAGGAAGCACCACACGAAATGCACTGATAGAAGAAGCCGTGAAGATAACCGGCCTTGATAATCCGAACAGCGTTGCACAGTTGCAAGGGTGGCTGGAAAACGAAACAGGTGAAGAAATAGAATCTTTACGCAAGGATACCGTAGCAAAAATGCTGACGGCGAATGATAACAGTGCCGAAGTACAGCGTATGCTCGAAATACGTCAGGAACTCGGCAAGACAAGCACTAAAAAATATAACGCTATAGAAAAAGCGGTTTGTCGTGATAACAGAGTACGAGGGCTTTTGCAATTCTACGGAGCGAACAGAACAGGAAGGTGGGCGGGTCGTCTTGTACAGGTGCAGAACCTGCCGAGAACTTATATTGAGCCTTTGCCGTTTGCAAGAACTCTTGTTAAAGACAGAAAAGCAGACGCTCTCAGATTTGTTTACGGAAGTGTTCCGGACACGCTTTCACAACTCATACGGACCGCTTTTGTTGCCGCAGAGGGTAATGTTCTTATAGATGCTGATTTCTCGGCCATTGAAGCCCGTGTTATATCATGGCTCGCCGGCGAAGAATGGCGGCTTGAGGTATTCCGCACTCACGGAAAAATCTATGAAGCGTCTGCTTCACAGATGTTCGGCGTTCCGATTGAGCTTATAAAAAAGGGCAATCCGGAATATGCTTTGCGTCAGAAAGGCAAGGTAGCAGAGCTTGCTCTTGGTTATCAAGGCGGTACTTCTGCACTTATTACTATGGGCGCACTTAATATGGGTATACCTGAAAGTGACCTGCCCGATATAGTGCATCGGTGGCGAGATGCCAACAGACGTATAAGAGACTTATGGTATGCCGTGGATAATGCAGCGGTTCAGGCGGTCATGAACGGCGGAGCTGTCGGTGTGCGTAACATTATAGTTTCCAAAGAATACAACGCCGCCTTGAATACAGACAGTCTGACAATTACTCTACCGAGTGGCAGAAAGCTCTATTATATATCTCCTCAGATCTATGAGAATCAGTGGGGATCGCCGTCGATTGCTTATATGGGTATGGATCAGAAAACAAAAAAGTGGAAACGGCTCGAAACATACGGCGGAAAGCTCGTTGAGAATTGTGTTCAGGCTATAGCACGAGATTGTCTCGCCGGAGCAATAACACGCCTGGAAGAAGCCGGACTTTCTGTTGTGTTTCATATTCATGACGAAGTAGTAATCGATTGTCGTAAAGATACGGCAAGCCTTGAAGATGTTATAAGAATAATGACCGAACCTATACCGTGGGCACCGGGATTACCTCTTGGCGCTGACGGTTGGGTCGGCGACTTCTTCAGAAAGGATTAAGAGAACAGTTTATGTTATTTGACCGAAAAATAACTATTTCCTGCGGGTCAAGCAGAAAAGCGACTGTGTGGAAAGCACAGACACTTATGCTGTCGGAACTGTGGGAGAAATTGAAAATCCCGGCAAGAAGCACGGAAACGCTTGCTGATTATATGAATATGAAAAAGGCTCAGCAGGATGATCTTAAAGATGTCGGCGGATATGTTGGCGGTACTCTTAACGGAACCAGGCGTAAGGCAAATAACGTTATTGGCAGAGACATAGTTACCCTCGACCTTGACAGTATTCCGGCAGGATATAAAGATGATATTCTGCGGAGAGTTGAAGCTCTCGGCTGCGGATACTGCGTTTACAGCACAAGAAAGCATCAGCCTTCCGCACCGAGACTGCGTGTAATACTTCCACTTGATCGCACTGTCACTGCCGATGAGTATGAGCCTATAGCACGAAAACTTGCTGAGTATATAGGTATCGAATTTGCTGATCCGTCTACTTTTGAAGCCTGCCGCTTAATGTACTGGCCGAGCTGTTGCTCAGACGGAGAATATGTGTATATAGTAGGCGATAAGCCTTTCACTTGCGCCGACGGTATTTTGGCCTTATATGCCGACTGGAGAGATGTCTCGACCTGGCCGAGCATACCGGGGCAGCAGGCTGTTAAGAAGCTGGCTGTAAAGCAGGGTGATCCTGATGCTAAGAATGGCGTTGTCGGCGCTTTCTGCCGTACTTACGATGTATATCGTGCAATGTCAGAATTGTTACCGGGAATATACGAGTCGGTTGATGATTCTTCAGAACGTTTCACCTATCTTGGCGGATCAACCACCGGCGGCGCTGTTGTCTACGAAAACGGCAAGTATTTATACAGCCATCATGCTACAGATCCGTGCAGCGGCAGGCTTGTAAATGCTTTCGACCTTGTACGGCTGCACAAGTTTGCGGATAAAGATGACGAGGCTTCAATAGGTACTCCGACAAACAGATTGCCTTCATTCAGTGCAATGTGCGAATTTGCATGCGGAATAAATGAAGTTTCGGCACTGCTCAGTAAAGAACGGTATGATTCGGCGGTAAAAGATTTTGAGAGTGTAAGCGGTACAGCTGATTGTGTTGAAGATGAAAACTGGATGCAGTTGCTTGAGAAAAGCACGCAGACGGGCGCAATACGCTCTACTATAGATAATGTGAAAATAATACTTGAGCACGATCCTTTGCTTAAAGGAAAGTTTGCTTTGAATGAATTTGCAGGCAGGGGCGAGGTGCTGGCGGCGTTACCGTGGGACAAGAACAATAAACGCAGGCTGTGGGACGATAACGATATAGCAGGGCTGTATTGGTATCTCGAACGTGTATATAAAATTACCGGCAACGGAAAGATAGACGGGGCGTTATCGCTCCATTCACACGCACACGCATTCAATCTTGTAAAAAACTATCTTACGGGGCTTAACGGTAAATGGGACGGAGTGCCTCGTCTTGATACGGTTTTCATTGATTATCTGGGTGCGCAGGACAACCCATACAACAGGGCTGTTACCCGTAAGGCATTCACGGCCGCTGTTGCCAGAGCAATGACGCCTGGTTGTAAGTTTGATAATATGCTTATCCTGACGGGTTCTCAGGGCATAGGAAAATCAACTTTACTTGATAAAATGAGCCGAGGGTGGTTCAATGACAGCATAAGGACGTTTGAGGGCAAAGAAGCAAGCGAGCTTCTCCAGGGCGTATGGCTCGTTGAAATAAGCGAGCTTGACGCATTCAGACAGTCAGATGTAAGCAGAATCAAGCAATTTCTCAGCTTACGGGCAGACCGCTTTCGAGCGGCTTACGGAAGAAATGTTAAGGAACTGCCCAGGTCGTGCGTGTTCTTCGGTACTACCAATAATACTGAGTTCTTACGGGATACAACGGGAAACCGCCGCTTCTGGCCCGTTGATACAGGAGAACAAAAGGCTGTAAAGAGCGTATGGCACGATCTTGATAACGAAATAGACATGATATGGGCGGAGGCTCTGGTGAGATGGCAAGGCGGAGAACCGTTGTATCTCAGCGGTGAAATAGAAAGCGTCGCTAAGGACAAGCAGGAAGAACACAGAGAAGTATCAAGCAGAGAAAGTATAGTGCGTGCTTTCGTAGAAAAACAGATACCGAGCGATTGGCAGAAGTGGCCGCTTGACCGTAGAAGAATGTACTGGGGCGGTGCAGTTACCGGGGCAGAAAATCTGACGCTTGTGGAGCGCAGAAGCGTATGCGCCGCCGAGATATGGTGCGAGGCTTTAGGCGGGAACATCAAAGATATGAAAAATACAGACACCCGTGAGCTTAATGCTATCGTAGCTATGATGCCCGAATGGAAAAGGACGGAGAATCCTATACGTCAAGGACCTTATGGCGTAGTCAGAGGATTCAGAAAAACGTAACAATCTGCCGTAACAAACACGAAACAAAATAGGTTTTCGGTCAAAAACGTTACAAACGTTTGTAACAATTTGTAACAATTAAAAAGCAATTGTTACGAGAATTGTTACGCTATAAACCGCAGGGTTAAGCGAAAAATCTTAAAATGTAACAATTACAACAATTATTCTATATAGAGTAGTGTAAATAGAGGATTAGAGGGTATATATACGTTCTAATCCGCCTGTATGCACACGCGTATAGGAAAAATGCTGAAATTGTTACAATCAAAAAGGAAAAAAGAGGAATTAAAATTGCTTGAAAGTAATATTGAAAAATATCTCGTATCCAGAATTAAGCAGGAATGCAATGGTATGGCACTGAAGTTTGTATCACCGGGGTTTAACGGGGTGCCTGACAGAATCATATTTCTTCCCGGAGGAAAAATAGTTCTGGCGGAGCTTAAAGCACCGCAGAAAAAGCTGAGAGCCTTACAGACTTATGTCTGCGATCTTCTTGAAGCAACAGGCGTAAAAGTGTTCAGAGCGGTCGATTCAAAAGAAAAGGTTGACCGCCTGATAGAGGAGCTGAAAAGAAATGATATATAAACCGCACAATTACCAGGCATATTGCATTGACAGGATAGTAAAAGATCCCGCGGTAGGCTTGTTTTTACGCCCTGGGCTTGGTAAAACCTCAATCACTCTGTCGGCGATAAACACTCTGAAATATTATCACTGGATTATCGGCAAGGCGCTTGTGGTAGCACCGAAAAAAGTTGCCGAGGGTACATGGAGTAAAGAGGCCGGAAAGTGGGATCACCTGAAGCATCTCAGAGTAGTTACGGTTCTCGGCTCTCTGGCCAAACGTGTACGAGCTCTTAATACTCCCGGTGATGTGTATGTTATCAATCGTGAGAACGTCCCCTGGCTTGTCGAGTATTACCGACAGGACTGGCCGTTTGATATGGTTGTGCTTGACGAAAGTACAAGTTTCAAGAACAGCAGCAGTAAGCGGTTTAAAGCAATGAAACTTATACGTCCGCTGTGCAAAAAGGTTATACTGCTTACAGGAACACCTTCATCAAAGGGACTTATGGATCTGTGGGCGCAGATATATCTTCTCGATGAAGGGGCGAGGCTCGGAAAAAACATCACACAGTTCAGAGAGCGCTATTTCATAGCAAATACGCACGGCGGGCATTTTACGGATTACAAGCCTAAAGACGACGCAGAGCCCGCCGTACTGAAAGCCATAAGCGATATCTGCGTCAGTATGAAAGCAGAGGATTATTTGGAGCTGCCGCAGTGTATCGAGCATGAAATCCCGGTTATACTTGACGATAAGGTCAAAAAGGAATACGCACAGTTCGAGAGAGATTTACTGCTTCAGATAGACGAAAACACGATAACAGCACAATCGGCAGGTGTGCTTACGGGAAAGCTGCTTCAGTTTTGCAGTGGGGCCATTTATGATAATGACCACAAAGTTGTCAAGCTTCACGATTGCAAGATAGACGCATATATGGAGTACATAGAACGCCTTAACGGCGAACCGTGCATAACCTTTTACGGATTTCAGCATGACAAGGAGCGTATTCTTCAGGCACTTGCAAAGACAAAGCTTAACGTGAGGGTATATAACGGACCTGATGACGAAGATCTGTGGAATGCAGGCAAGATTGATGTTTTGCTTGTACATCCGTCAAGCTGTGCCTACGGACTTAATCTCCAGGCAGGCGGACGGCATATTGTCTGGTTTACACCTAATTGGAGCTTTGAGCTTAACGATCAGGGCAAGTGCCGGTTATGGCGTCAGGGCTCGCCGTACGATAAGGTTTATGTGGCATATCTGGTTGTTCAGGGCTGTGTTGACGAGGACGTTATGGCGGCTATAAAGGACAGAACCGATACACATGAGACAGTTATGAGAGTGCTTAAAGCGAGAATACAGAAGCTGAAAGGAGAAATTTAAATGAGTAGTTTTTACGAGTGCGAAATGAGACCCGGTTGCGTTGCCAGCCACAATAGGTATGGCAGTGTTACGCTTGTCACAGCTCTTGTGACGGAAGATTATCCTCAGCTGTGGGCTGTAGAGGCAAGAGATGGTGAGTTAAAAATTGTGCGTGAGGATGATTTGTACGATTTCGGATACTATGGGGAGTGATAGAATGACAAAGCAGAAACTTAAAGATTACCGTTACACCTGCAAGTGTAGCAAGCAGGAGGAAAAATATGAGTGAATGGATAAGCGTGGAAGATAGACTTCCTGAAAAACAGTCGTGGAATCACATCGCCATCCTTGACACAAAAACAGGCAGAATCAGTGTAGAGCAAGACTTATATGCTATTGAAACGGCCGAAAAATTTAAGCAGAAAAAAGGGTTTTGCAAAGATGGAAGATTTAACGGTCGTGAAGTCGTCATTGCTTGGATGCCGTTTCCTAAACCGCCGATAAGTAAGCAGGTAACGAGTAGTAAACGCAAACCCGCAACTGAAACCTGCCTGTTCTGTGGGCGCAAAATTCCTGACAGAAGCAACGCAGACACAATCAGAGAGTTTGTTCAGCGTTTTAAAAAGATAGCACGCAAGACAGAGCTAATAGAAATTGGTACGGAACGTATTGTTTCTTATGGCATCTCACCGCAGAAGTTGGATAAACTCGTAAATGAGATGATAAAGGAGGAAACATGACCAAACAAGAACTCCACAGCATCCGTTCACTCCGTGACGAGATAAAATTCTGGGAACGGGCGCTTGAACGAATAAGAAATAAATCTCCTGTCGGTTCTCCACAGTTTGATGTCGTTCCCTGCAACAGCGGAATAAGCAACAGAGTGCAGGACAGAGTGGAAAACACGAGGTCGATCGAGGAAATAATAGCGGAGAAAAAGGCAGAGCTTGAAGCAAAGGAGCGTGAACTTACCGAGTACATAATGACGGTTGATGACAGCCTTGTACGCAGGGCTATGTATCTGCGGCACGTCTGCTGTAAAAGCTGGAATGCCGTTGCTATGGATATAGGCGGGGACAACACAGCCGATACGATACGGAAAGCGCACGACCGTTTTATCAAAAGAAATCTTTAAGTTGTCCGTTTTGTCCGTTTTTTCTGTGGTATCATATAAAATGAGAAAAGAAAGACAATAAGTTTTCCTCCTGAAGCCCGGCACAACGGTGTCGGGTATTCTTATACCCAAAAGAAAGGACGGTGTACCGCCAATGACCGAAAGACAGAAGAAATTCGCCGAATACTACGCTCAGTGCGGTAACGCCGCTCAGAGTGCGATACAGGCAGGATACAGCAAAAAGTATGCAAATACTAATGCTTCAAAATTACTACAAAATACTACAATTACGGAATACATAAAACAGCTCACCGAAGACGCCCAGACTGCCCGAATAATGACGGCAAGAGAACGGCAGGCGATACTTTCCGATATAGCAAAAGATGCGCAGAACGAGCTGTCGGACAGGATACGGGCAATAGACACGCTGAATAAGATGACGGGGGAGTACACGCAGAAGGTCAGTATTGACGGGGATGTGGGAGTGAAGATAGTTGACGACTGTTAAGCTCAGCGACATTATAGCGCCCTCGTTCTACGATCTGCACAAGGATATAAAGGCAGACAGGCACACGCATTACTGGCTCAAAGGCGGCAGAGGCTCGACAAAATCATCTTTTGCATCAACGGAAATTCCGCTCGGTATGATGAAAGATCCTATGGCGAATGCGGTCGTTATCCGAAAAGTAGGTTTATATCTGAAAGACAGCGTGTATGAACAGCTGTTGTGGGCAATAGAAAGGCTCGGCGTGTCGCACTTATGGCAGTGCAGGCAGTCACCGCTTGAGCTTGTCTACACGCCGACAGGACAGCGTATTTTATTCCGTGGTGCTGACAAGCCGAAAAAGCTGAAATCTACCAAAGTCAGAAAGGGCTATATCCGCTATGTGTGGTATGAGGAGGCGGACGAGTTCGGCGGTATGGAAGAGATACGCACCATCAATCAATCCCTGCTCAGAGGCGGTGCGACATACACCGTTTTTTACACGTTCAATCCGCCGAAAAGCCAAAGAAACTGGATAAACAGCGAGGTGCTTGTTCCCCGCTCGGACAAGATAGTGCATCACAGCGACTATCGTTCTGTGCCGGCAGAATGGCTCGGAGAACAGTTTTTGATTGAAGCAAAGCACCTTGAGCAGACAAAGCCGGAGCAGTACAGGCATGAATATCTCGGAGAGGTGACCGGCACGGGCGCAGAGGTGTTCACAAACATTACTATCCGTCCTATTACGGACGAGGAAATAAAGTCATTTGATCATATCAAGCGTGGTATAGACTGGGGCTACGGCGCAGACCCGTTTGTATATATAACAGCTCATTTCGACAGCAAGCGAAACAGGCTGTTTATTTTTTACGAATTTTTCAGGTGCGCTGCAAAGTATGACGTTATTGCAAATGCAATCCGCAAGGAGAACACGCAGAACGGTACAATCATTGCCGAATCCGCCGAGCCACGCTCAAACGATGAACTTCGGGACAGGGGTTTTCACATACGAACGGCGGTCAAAGGTCCGGGAAGCGTCGAGCACGGTATAACGTGGCTTCAGAACCTCGAAGAAATCGTTATTGACGGCACACGTTGTCCGAATGCCGCCCGTGAGTTCAACGAATATGAACTTGACCGTGACAGCAGGGGAGAACTGAAAGCGGATTTCCCCGACAAGAACAATCACACCATAGACGCTATCCGTTATGCCCTTGAGGACTATATCGGCAGGAAGATAGTGAAATCAACGCTCAGCAAGCGGAAATTAGGCATTTATTAAGGAGATTTTATGATAACATCACCGATTTTCACAACGGACAAAACGGCGGGGATGATAACGCCGAAATTAGCACGGGATTACATAGAAAAGCACGATAAGTACGAAATGCCACGCCTTACGATGCTGGATAATTACTACTGTGGCAGACAGCACATCTGCGACAGACGTAAAAGTGACGATATGCTGTGCAACAACCGTGTTATGATAAACCACGCCGCATATATCGCAAAGTTTACATCTTCGTATCTGATAGCTACTCCTGTTTCTTACAGCGGTAAAGATGATACGGATATTACGGCAATAACCGACTGTCTTTCTTATGCCGACAGCAGTACGCAGGACGCAGACCTTGCACTCGATGCCGCAATATTCGGCAGAGCATACGAACTTATCTATATGGACGCTGACAGCCGCCCGAAGTTCGCCCGTATCACTCCGCTGTCCGCATTTGTCGTTTATGATGATACTGTGGAGCAAAATCCCGTATTTGCCGTGTATTATTACCCCGTTTTCGAGCCGGGCAACAGTACGCCTGAGTGCTTCAAGTGTCAGCTTATGACCGATACGATAACGCAGGACTTTGAGCTTACGAGCAACTTCGGACTTAAATCGGAGGGCGAGATAATACCGCACTATTTTGGCAAAGTACCGCTGAATGAGATCTATAATGACGGTCAGCGACAGGGCGATTTCGAGCAGGTCATAAGCCTTATTGACGCATATAACACGTTGCAGTCAGACAGGGTTAATGACAAGGAGCAGTTTGTTGACAGTCTGATGTACATCAAAGGTCAGATACTCGGTGAAACAGACGATGAAAAGGCTGAAACCTACAGCGATATTCAGCGCAACAGGGTCGTAGAGTTGTCGCAGGACGGTGAAATAGGCTTTCTGACACGGCAGTTTGATGAAGCAAGTGTGGAAGTGCTGAGAAAGAGCATTGTTACCGATATACACAAGATATCGGGTGTACCCGATATGTCCGATGAGAGCTTTGCCGGAAATGCTTCGGGTGTTGCTATGAAGTACAAGCTATTGAACCTTGAGCAGATTACCAAGACGAAAGAGCGGTATTTCACAGAAGGCTTACGTTACCGCCTTGAGTGCCTTTCCAACATAATCGGCATAAAGGGCGGTCATATCGACCCGAAGCTGATAGACATAACCTTTACACGCTCACTTCCTCAGAACGAATCAGAGCTATCCCAGGTGGTGGCAACGCTTGACGGTAAAGTGCCGCAGGAAACTTTACTGTCGCTCCTGCCGTTTGTTAAAGATCCTCAGAGTGCCGCAGAAGAACTCCGACATCAGAAGCAGGACGCTATAGCGGCACAGCAGCAGATGTTTATGAACACACCGCTTGCAAGGGGCGAAAGCAATGAAGAATCCGAGTAAGAAATACTGGGAGGACAGAGCCGCAGGACGAATGGTAAGTTACACGGCAAAAGCGGAAAGCACCGCCGATACGCTCGGTAAGGCTTATTACGCAACAGCACGGTATCTGCAAGGGGAAGCGAATGACGTTTTTAACGCCTTTACAGATAAGTTTGAACTGAGTATTGCCGAAGCCGAAACAATGCTCAAAAACGCACCGAATAAGTCTATGTTTGAACAGATGAAGACCGCCCTTGCCACCTGCAACGATAAGCAGAGGAAGCAGGAGCTTGAAACGCTGTTGTCATCGCCTGCATACGCCCACAGAATAGGGCGGTTGAATGATCTTGACAGCAAGATAAGTGATATGTGTTCACGCCTTGCAAACGCCGAAATAGGCGTTGATACAGAGCATTTGGGCGATATAATTCAGAGTGCGTATATGCAGACGGTTTTCGATGTGACGAAGGGTACGGATTACCGTGCGGCTTTTGATTTAATTCCCGAAAGCCGTGTGAAAGCTATT